ACCTCCTTATCGCCGACTACGCCGACGAACTCGATGAACTGCAACAGCAGGACTTTGAGGACGTTGTGCAGGACTTTGTGTCCAAGTATGAAGACGACAACTGGTTCCAAGCGCACGACAGAGGACGACCCCATTTCGACAGCGATGTTGAGCAGGAGTCGGACGACGATGGTGACATGAGTGACAGCTATGATGTGCTCCCCGACCCGGAGCGCTACTATTACATGGCTGAACGACGCAAAATGGCCGGCAATGAAACGGCCGCGTCGGAAGAGAAACGTTTTGTGACTGAGGAGGAGGTGAAAACCCCCGAGACGGTCGCTCCTGCACAAGAGGCAGGCGAGAAACAACCACCAACGAAGACAATCGGTTCTCTCGAGAAGCGCTTGAGGTATCTGAAGTCCGAATTCACACGGAAAGAGGAAGCCATGCGAGCGAAGAAAGAGAGAGCCGATGCGGTTCGCAAGGCCGGAAAAGCCGAGCAAAACCGCCGTCATGAGTTGTCCCAAGAAATTCGCAAGATGGAAGGGCGGTTGCTCAAACTCGAGGCACGCGCCGAAAACGCGGCTGAGGACGGAAAACTTTCAGAAAATCAATCTCCCAAGCCGGCCGGGCACTCGGAGAGTATGAAAGACTCGGCAACATCCAAATCTGCGCAGGCGCAGCCCTCCGACAAGGCAGCGAAGCGCAGGGCCAAGAGGGCCCGGAAGAAGGCCAAGAAGAAAACGAACCCCAAGGAATCGACCCCAAAGGCTTAGTTTACTTCGGACGCTGTTCAACCACGTACCCCCAACGCCCCCAAAAGGATTTCACACACGAAGATTACGACTACGTCTTTCCCCCTCGCAAGGAGAGAGACGTGCTCGACTCCCTCCAGGCCCAGGCAGCCAGGAGGGAGGAGGGAACTCCCCCGTCTCCGGCCGAGATAACTGACATCATTAAACGCACTGTGCACGCGTATCGGCACGCCCGATTAAAACGCACTCCCAAACATCTAATGTTCCAATATGACCCAGAGGTGGTCAGGGATCAGCTGCGAGAGCTCCTCAGCAATGAGGTCTCGAAGCAGTCGGGCCCTGGCATCCCTCTGTCTAAACTTAGCCCTACCAATGAAGCCCTTATTACCGACTTCCCCGACCTCGTTGTCGAGGTTGCCGCGAACCGGCTTGCATTGTTGGCAGGGCAAAAGGCAATATCCGGCGATCCTTCAGACGCGGTCAGGCTCTTCATCAAGAACGAGCCTCATCCAACGAGGAAGCAGTTGACCAAGACCTGGCGACTGATTCTCTCTGTCTCATTGGTTGATCAATTGATCGACCGATTTCTTTGGAAAACGCTCAACCAGAGTGAGATCCAAAACCATCGAACCCTCCCCTCCAAACCAGGCATGGGGTTCGAGGATGAAGACGCTGCACATTTACTGGATTATGCCAAGAACATGTCTGACCTCGGACCGTTGGTGCAAACTGACGTCCGGGGTTGGGACTGGTCTGTTAAACAATGGATGTGGGTGGCCGACCTCAGGGTGCGCTTGCAGCTTTCACGCATTAAGCAACCCTGGGTGAAGACCCTCGCTCTAAATCGGCTAAAACAA